GGCCTTCTGGGCGCTGGTGAAGGATTGGCCAGGTTTCGCCGGCATGCCGAAAGAGCCGGCCCGCCGTGCCTGGCACCTGCTCACCGCCGATGAACGTCACGAGGCGGCCGAGCGCTTCCCGCGTTGGCTCGCTCTCCTCAAGGCGCAGAAGAAAACCCATTTCCCGGCGCCCTCGACCTATTTCGGCGAAAAGCTGTGGCGCGCCGTGCCCTCGGCGGCAGAGGCCGACAAGCCGACCAGCGTCATGGCTGGCCCTTACGGCAAGCTCTGGAATGCAACCCGCATCGCCGAATTGCTGTGCCCTCCGACCGGCCCGATCGCCGGGCCGACAGCTTTCGACAAGCTCCAGATCGACAACGGCAAGACGACGCTCGCCGACGTGATGGCTGAAAAGCGCATGCGCGGCGGCTGGCCGACTGTGAACACGATGCACGAGCGCGCCAGAGACCGGCAGGGCTGGGTATGCCAGCTCTCGATCGAGGAACCCGCCAAGGGCTTCGAGAAGGTGCACCGCGATTCAGACCTGATGGAGGCTTGGCGCCGCGAGCACAAGCGCCGCGGGTGGCCGTTCTTCGATGGCCGGTTGCCTGATTGGATCTACTTCCCGGCGCTCGACGCTGACGACGATCTCGACCGCGCCGTTGCATCGGCCGTCGATCGATACCGTGACCAGATTTCTGATTTTCTCACCGTAAGGAGCAAGGGCGATGATCATGCAGCGTAGGATTTACCAGGGCGTCCCGGTCATCATCGACGACGAGCGCATCGACCCCGTGAGGATGGCCAAGGCTTGGGCACGTGACGAATGGCGCACGATTCGCGCCAACATGCTGTCGATGGCATCGGCGAATCAGGAGGGCGAAAAGGGCTGGTTTGTACTCCAGACCTTCTCCGGCTGCGAAAAGGGCGTGGAAAAGCACCTGGCCGAGCAAGGCGTCATGGCCTATTTGCCGCTCATTTCGGGTGGGAAAAAGGTGGTCCGTGGCCGCGTGATTCAGTGCGCAGATCGCCCGGCTATGCCCGGATACGTTATGGTCTCGGTGGTGCCGTCTGCTGCTGCCTTTGCCGGTTTGGCGCGTGTTCGCAACGTCGAAGGGATCATTGGCGGGGCGGAACGCCCGCTGAGAGTCGGCGAAGAAACGATGCGCCGATTCAAAATCTTGCTCGGGGAGTGGACCGAGACACAGGCGCATGCGCAGGCCTTCTCGGTCAAGGATTGGGTGCTCTTCGAGGAAGGGCCGTTTGCAGGTTATCGAGGGCGGATTACCAAAATCCGGAAGATGGTTCCGGTACGCGGTATGAAGCCGATTGCAGTCGAGGGGCGCGTCGAAGTCGAGATTGGCGGCAAGGTGACATCGATCAGCACCCCACTTGCATTTCTCGTGAAGCTGTGACTTTCATCCCCTCGGATGATCTGCTGATCCTGAGCAAACGTGAGGCGCCAAAGGGCGCTTCGGAGCCGCCCACAAGATCGGGCCGCAAGGGGAGTTACCTCCCACGTCGGTACGCCGGGCAGACCCAACCCTGACGGCCTCACTCTTGAGGCATCGTTTCAGGGCCAGTGCGAAAGCTATGACCAGACGACAGGCGGCCGAGAGGTCGCCTTTTTCGTTTATTGGGTAAGATGGTCTCTAAGCCTAAATCATTCCGGTTGCGGGGCTCACCCACTGTCGAAGATCGGCAACGTGAATACGATCGTCAGCGTGACCAGCAAGAATGGCGTCGATGGTATAAGACGGCGAAGTGGCAGCGAGCACGCGCCGACTTCCTGGCCGAACCTGACAACCAGTTCTGCATCCGCTGTCGAGCGGACGGATTGCTCAATCCGGGCATCTACCACAAGGACGGGACGCCAGAGACGAACCGTCGTCGCCTGCACCTGGTCGTGAACCACAAGCTAAGGCACAATGGCGATCCGACCCTGTTTTGGGATCGAGCTAATTGGGAGCCACTCTGCCCCGACCACCATGACATCGACGTCCAGGCCGAAGAGCGGCGAGGATGGGGGGTGGGTCGAAAGTCTGGAGGCCCGAGGGCCTAGACCGGTGGGTGTGCTCGCGCGTCCCGCCGCGAAATTGGTGAAATCTTTTTTTTCTGGCCCATGAAGGAATGGAGGGCGGCATGACACGTGGTCGGAAGCCCGACACTCCCGAGCAGCAGGTTGAAAAGGGTGCTCCTGGCAACCGGATTTCCCAGCGGGACGCATCTGCAATCAAGGCAAAGACGCCGGCTAAGCCCGTCTCGGTCGGCAACGCACACCCGCCGAAGTGGCTGAAGAAAAGCCGCAAGGCGACCGAGATCTGGAACGAGCTTGCGCCACTGCTGAAAAGCATGAACCTGCTGACCGCGCTCGATGCGGGACCGTTCGCTCGATACTGCCGCTATGTCGCGGAGTGGATTGCAGCCGACCAGGCGGTGCAGAAGGAAGGCACCTGGTTCGACACAGTCGGGACCAACGGCGAGCCCACGAAGAAGCGCCATCCCGCGTGGCAAGCATGTCAGGATATCGAAAAGATGTTGCGGGAGCTGGAAGCGACGTTCGGCATGCGACCGGACGCCCGGTACAAGATCATGCGCGACCAGGCCGCTGCACTCGGTTTCGGGCAGCTGCCATTGTGGGCCGGTGGCGAGCGGGCTGATCGGTCTGATGGCGACGAGAGTGCGCCACCTGAACCTCAAGCGACGGACGCGGTAGGCGCGCTGAAGAATTTCGATAGCCCACCGCCGACACGGCTGCAGTGATGCCATGGACAATCAGATTTTGCTGGCGGGCGACGCAGTCGCGGAGCCGGCCTGGCTGCTGAAGGCTGCCGATGATTATGGCTGGGACTGGGCTCGCCTTGCATGGCAGCGTGCCTCCAAAGTTCCGGGTGCATGGTTTGACCATCAGAAGGCCGACGCTGCTGTCGATATCTTTCCGAAGGTATTCCGCCTGACGGATGACCGCTTTGCGGGAAAGCCGTTCCGGCTCGCCTTTTGGCAGGAAGTTATCGTGAGGTTACTCGTTGGCTGGAAGGCCCCGATCGAGATCGTCGACGAGCAGACGTATGAGACGGTTTTTGTACACGTTCGAGTGTTTCGCCGGCTGATGCTTTGGGTTCCGCGCAAGAACGGAAAATCAGAGTTCCTGTCGGCACTCGCGCTGCTGTTCTTCGTGCTCGATGGCGTTGTGGGCGGGCAGGGCTTTGTTTTTGCCCGTGACGAGAATCAGGCGAAGATTGCCTTCAACAAGATGAAGGCGATGTTCAGCATGTCGGCCGGGCTCGGCGATGCGCAGCTTTACAAGAAATCGATCTATCTTCCGAAGATACGATCGTTGTTCGAGCTGATCTCGGGCACGCCCGAAGGCAAGCACGGCAAGTCTCCCACGGTCATCGTCGGCGACGAGATGCACGAATGGGAAACGACCGACCTTGCTGCCTTCCTGCGGCAGGGGACGGGAACAAGACTCGAGCCGATGGAGCTTTACGCCTCGACCGCAGGCGTGAAATCGAACCGGACCGGTTGGGAGCTTTGGGAAGAGTCGCAGGCGATCCTTGACGGTACGCGCGCGAAGCCATCGACATTAGTCGTCATCTTTGCACTCGACCCGGACGATGATTGGTCCGATGAGGCCATGTGGAAGAAGGCAAACCCTTCTCTCGGCGTGTCTCCGACGATCCAGTTTCTGCGCGAAGAGGTCGCGACCGCCAAGGACAACCCTCGGGCCGAACAGCATTTCAAGTGCTACCATTGCAACCAGTGGATCGATGCCGTCACTCGCTGGCTAAGCCTGAAAAAGTGGGATGCCTGCGCATCAGACAAAGAGGTGTGGCTGGATTGGCGCGATGGCTTGGGTCTCGAAGGGCGCAGCTGCTTTGCTGCCTTCGACGTGTCGTCGAATGAAGACATTACGGCTCGGATTTTGGCATTCCCGCCCGACGACGTGTTTGATCGCTGGATACTCTCCGCCCGGTTCTGGGTGCCGGACGAAACGATAGCGCGCCGGTCCCGCCAAGATCGCGTGTCCTACGACAAGTGGCTTCAGACGGGCGCCATCGAAGCGACACCGGGCGACTATGTCGACCAGGACTATGTGAAGAAGGCGCTTTACGAGGATCTCGACCGCTTCGACGTTTCGCTCATCGGCTACGACCCGTGGAACGCGACCAAGCTCGTTACCGACATGCAAAAGGACGGCGTGGAGGAAGGGCGGTTCCAGTTAATGCGGCAGGGGATACCAACGCTCGGCGAGCCGACGAAGCTCTTCGAGAGGCTGGTCATGGCGGGGAAGCTCGATCATGGCGGCCACCCCGTCTTGCGCTGGATGGCTGGTAATGCCGCCGTGCGCTTCGACGAGAACCTGAACTACGCACCGACCAAGAAAAAGAGCGCCGAGAAGATCGACGGTGTGGTGGCTGGCGTCATGGCCGTCGGCTTGTCGATGGCCGAAGAGGTCGAAGGCCCGTCCGTTTACGAACAGCGCGGCATTCTGGAGATTGAAGTCTGATGGAAACTGTCGAGCGTTTCGCACCTCCAGAGAAGCCGCGTGTTCGGGTGCCGGCCGGCAGTCAGGCGATGCAGGCCGTCATCTATGGCGAACCATCATCGCTTTCGCGGCCGGATGGTTTCCTTCGTCACATAACGCCGACGAAGACGAATTCTGGCGTTTATGTCTCGGAGCATAATGCTCGCCACTACCCGATCGTTTATGCATGCGTGAACCGGATCTCCAATCCGGTCGCGCATTTCCCGGTGCAGATCATGCGGCCGGCAAAGGGTGGCGGCGTCGAGGAAGCGACCGACCATCCGCTGGCCGCTCGCTTGAAGTTGCGGCCGAACGACTACATGAGTTCGCGCACGCTCAGAAAGACGATACAGGCGCACGCCCTCCTTTGGGGCAATGGCTATCTCGAAATCGAGCGCAACCGGCGCGGCCAGGCCGTCGGGCTCTGGCCACTGCTGCCGGATCGGACGCGGCCGCGAAAGAATGGCGATCAGCTCATTTTCGAGACCTCAATCGGCGGTAAGAACTTCAGCATCGACCACATGGATGTGGTCCACATCATGGATCAGAGCCAGGACGGCTATGTCGGTCTATCGCCTGTCTCGATGGCGCGGCAAGCGATCGGGATGGGGTTTGCGACCGAGGAATTTGGCGGGAAGTTCTTTGCCAATGATGCCAAGTCCGGTGGCTTTCTCATGCATCCGGGAAAGCTCGGGCCGCAGGCTCAAAGCAATCTTCGGGGCCGGGACGGGTCGCAGAAGGCGGCACCCGAGAGCCCCAAAGCAGCCCTAGAGGCGCAAGGTGGGCTGGATAACGCTCATCGTGTGAAGGTTCTCGAAGAGGGGATGAAGTGGATTCAAACCACTATCCCACCCGACGATGCGCAGTTCCTGGGCACACGGGAAATGCAAATTGCCGAGATTGCTCGGATTTACGACGTCCCGTTGATCCTCGTGCAAAGCCACGAAAAGTCGACGTCTTGGGGCTCCGGCATCGAGCAGCTGATGATTGGCTTTGTCCAGCAGACAATCGCACCTTGGATTGTCGCCTGGGAGCAGGAGCTGAACTGGAAGCTGTTCACGGAGAAGGAGCGGCAGCGCGGCTATCACGTCAAGTTCCGCATGAACGCCCTGTTGCGCGGTGACATGCAGGCTCGGTCGGCCTTCTACAAAGCCATGTTCGAACTGGGCATGACAATGAACCAGATCCTCGCGCTTGAGGACATGAACGGCATTGGCCCGCTGGGCGACGTCAATTTTGTTTCCAACAATGTTCAGACCGTCGAGCGGGCGATCAACCCGCCCGAGACCGCACCGATCGGCCACGACGGCGGTCCGCCAATCGACGAAGGAGAGGCTGAATGAGGTACGCACATATCCTGATGGCGGTTGCATCCGAGTTCTGGGCAATCGACGAGAACAAGTTCGACCAGATCGTTTCCTTTCTGGCGTTGCAGGCGTCGGGCGAAAAGTTCTCCAGCGAAGAGCTGCAGGCCCGGATCTCGCGACAAACCGAGCGCGATATTGCGCGCCGAGAGGGCGCCGTCGCCGTTCTGCCTTTCCGTGGCGTCCTCGCAAACCGCATGAGCATGATGGGCGACATCTCCGGCGGCACCAGTTACGAAAGCTTTGCCCGCACTTTCGACCGTGCTGTGAGCGACCCGGACGTGAAGGCGATTATCCTCGACGTCGATAGCCCTGGCGGCGTCGTCTCAGGCGTCGATGAAATGTCCAACCGCATCTTCAGCGCACGCGGCAAGAAACCGATCATCGCGCACGTGAACTCCATGGCAGCTAGCGCCGCTTACTGGTCAATCACCGGCGCCGACGAGATTGTGCTCAATCCGTCAGCCGAAGTCGGTTCGATCGGTGTGATGCAAGTG